GATATTCTTCAAGCCTTTGTGCGTCTGAATGAACCTAATACTCGCCTGGTCATTAAAGCTACGAGTAATCAAGACGTACACATACAATTTCCACGGGTCGAAGTGATCAATAAGATGTTATCTAATGTTGAGATGGATGATCTTCACCACCGATGCGATTGCTATGTGAGCTTTTCACATTCCGAGGGTGTTGGTATGGGTGCCGTTGAAGCAGCGATGCGAGATAAGCCGGTGATCATCACAGATTATGGTGGTGCACCCGAATACATAAAAACACCGTATACGATTGACTGTGGACTTCAAGAGTTGGAGCAGGATGATTTCCTCTTCAAAAAGGGTATGACTTGGGGTAAGCCAAACTTTGACCAACTCTTGGAGTTCATGAGACATGCGTACGATAATCGTGTCCGTCACATGGATCACGAACATACGAAACAATTAGTGGGGAGAGAGAATGTTCTAAAAGAATTCATCTTGAATGTAATTGGTAGCGAAGACAATGAGACCGACAAGGATAGTTCCACTCATGACCGAGTCTCGTTGAGAAATTAGGGACATCACGATATCATCGATGAATCCAATACCACTTGGTTTGGTAACGACGCGGGGTATGATTGTGCTTATCGCGATATATAAAGCCATCGCTATTATTACAGGTCTAAGACTCTCTTGATCTAACATCGTTTTACATTAGTCGTCTATTTTAATTTTGCTAATGTCCACCTTTTTACCGAGCACACCCTTATCGACCCTGTGTTTCTTACAGAAGTCCCCACACACCGCTTTGAATGAACACCGTTTACCAGCCATAGTCGTAGCTGAACAAATGTTAGTGTTCTTTCGCTGCTCGTTTATGAGGGTGGGTGCTTTATCGATCACGATGATTTGCCGCTCATTCTTCTTCTGTTCAGCCTGCTTGTATCTCATTTTCATCTTCCACGTCGCATCCGCTAGATTGTAGCATGCATCATTTGCCTCACTGAGACGGTACATCTTAGCCGCGTCAGCGAGGCAACGTTCCCACATAGAGTCTCGGATGACTTCCATTTTCGTATATTGTTGGTTTTTTACAAAATGTACTTTCACTTAGGCTTCTCCTCCAATTTCAGCCAAATACATATCAACCTGCCCAGAGAAGCCCGAAAATTTCTCGGCAGTTTTTTTGGTGACCATATCTTGTACATTCGTCACATGTTCGGTAAACTTCTTGACATCGATCCCTGTTGCGTTATGAATCTGTGAATCGGATGATATATCTTTCGCTGCGTAGAGATATGCGACTGCGTAGTTTGCGTGAAGTATCGCTATGACTGGGGACGCATCCTGTTGGGCAGCTGTCGCGTACCGCGCCGATTGTCGAATCAGTTTTTGTAGCGACTGTTTCATACCACGAGACCCATTTTGCATCATCAATATGAGAATGAATATGACGATGATGAAGTACACGTACATGACTTCTTATCGTATCTCGAGAAAATTATCGATTCACTTTATTCGAAGATTTTTGCTTCAAAATGACGAATTTAATATCCTGTCGACGGACACCAGAGATCTGATCCACAGGGTTCTTGAAAAGGAATTTGTTATCGTGGGCTCTGTACGCCTCACCCATGTTCATGTTTGCGAGTCTCTTGAAACGGTTTGGTGTAATGTATTGATTGACGTTACCAGACTTAAACTGAATGACCTTATCACCATTATTGAATTTATCACCGTTGTTCGAATTTCTGTTGGGCATGTTACTGACAAGTTTCTCACGCCACAAAATGCGTGGTACGTTGTTGTTCGACATTTATTGTTAGCAAACATTTAAAGTGTCATTCTGACAATCCTGCATCGTCTTCACGTGGTCACCTTCATCGTCGCGAACCCTAGTAAAAACATCATACAGATTGTCGACATCGTCGTAGTAGTTGGCAGCCACAGCTGGTGGTTTCTCGAGGGAGAGGCTCGCTTTGTTCTGTTTGAGGAATTCGTCGTAGGTGTGATACGCGTGTTCCTCCACCTGTTCAGAGAGATTGTAAGCCATCCTCGGTGACACCACGTACAGAAGGCATGTCAACCAGTAGTACGCGAATGCCGTATGCTGTGCAAAGAATCGATCCACGAAACGCTCGTCACCACCCAAATTTTCCATGATGAGGAGATGATGGTACTCATTCATGGTTTGAGCAAAGTGTGTCTCCAGGTAATCAGCACGCCTCCAGATATCGAGGGTCTCGTAGAGGTGTAGAACGGAGACGAACGAAAAGTATGGGACACGGGCGACCGTCTCGAGGACATAGAACCGAGCGTAGTCCCGGTCTTTGTACACTCTGTCGATGACCTTCACAGCTGTTCCGACAACCGCCTTGTTGAAACGCTTCTCAAACCTGCGAGCAGTGTTCACATGAGGCTTGACAGAAGCGAGGGTGAGCATATATATTTTGTATGGATGTTTGTTTTTAAATTAACCTAAGTTAGAGTTTTGACTTGTAATAAAATCAAGAAAGTATGGAGAGTGTCCAAAAGCTCACCCATATCGAACACATTCTCAAGAGACCCGACTCCTATGTCGGTCCAGTTGAGTTGGGTACGGAACCCTACTGGATCCTCAATGGTGAAAAGTTCTCCAAGAAGAACCTCAAGTACTCTCCAGCCCTCTTGAAAATTTTTGATGAAATCCTGGTCAACGCCATCGACCGTAACTCTCTCCACCCCAAACAGGTCAGTTCCATCTCCGTCTCCATCGATAAGGATATGGGCTCAGTGACCATTGAGAACAATGGACCTCTCGGTGGGATCAGTGTCCGCATGCACGAGAAGGAAGGTCTATGGAACCCCGAACTCGTCTTTGGACACCTCCTCACGAGTACCAACTATGATGACACTCAAAAACGTATCGTTGGGGGTCGCAATGGCTATGGTGCCAAGTTGGCGAACATCTACTCTACCGACTTTTCTGTGATCATCAAGGACCACGAGACGAACCAGACCTATACCCAAAAGTGGTCGAAGAATATGACTGTCTGTGACCCACCAAAAATCAAAAAACATTCGGGTGCCACATCATCCGTCTCTATCACTTTCACACCCGAGTGGAAGAGGTTTGGGATGTCCAAGATGGACGATACCATTTACAGTATTTTCCAAAAGAGGGTTTGGGATGCGAACATCTGTACGACCCAAAACTGTAAAGTGAAGTTCAACGGAGATGTTCTCCCCAAACAAAACTTTGAAGCCTACACCAAGATGCATGAAGGCGTGAACGAGGTTTCATCTTACACGGGGGACAGGTGGTCTGTGTGTGTGGGTCCATCTGAGAATGGTATGGAGCAGGTTTCATTCGTGAACGGTATCTGTACGACGAAGGGTGGTTCCCATGTAGACCACGTCGCCGCGTTCATCGCCAATGGTATCATTGATGAGATGGCGAAGAAGATTAAACTGAAACCTCAACAGGTGAAGAACGCGTTCAATATCTTCGTCAAAGCAACCATCGAGAATCCTAACTTTTCCAGTCAGGTTAAGTCTGAGTGTACCTCAAAGTCTCAAGATTTCGGGAGTAAATTCGAACCACCCAAGGGATTCATCAAGAATGTTCTCAAGACTGGAATCGCTGATGAACTCATGGCACTTTCAAAGTTCAAAGAGATGAAGGAACTCCAGAAATCTGATGGTGCACGTAAATCTAAGATTACCGGTATTCCCAAGTTGGATGATGCGAACCACGCAGGAACCAAACATTCTGGGAAGTGTACCCTCATCGTAACAGAGGGTGACTCTGCAAAGACCCTCGCAGTCGCTGGTCTATCTGTCGTGGGTCGAGACCAATATGGTGTCTTCCCACTTCGTGGTAAGTGTAAGAATGTCCGAGATGTCTCTGTAGCGCAACTCACATCGAACCAGGAGTTTAACGATCTCAAGAAGATTTTGGGTCTCCAACAGGGTAAGGTGTACAAGGATGTCTCAGAGCTTCGCTATGGACGCCTGATGATCATGACCGACGCGGATAACGACGGGTCTCACATTAAGGGGCTCATCCTAAACATGATCCATTATTTTTGGCCGAGTCTCCTTGATCTCAACTTTGTGGTTTCTATGGTGACCCCAATCATCAAGGCGACCAAGGGTGCTAATACCAAGTCGTTCTATACAGACTCTGCATTCAGAACCTGGTATGGTGATGGTAAGGCTGGGTGGAAAATCAAATACTACAAGGGTCTCGGTACTTCCACGAGCGCTGAAGCTCGTGAGTATTTCAAGAAGATTCAGGATCTCACGGTAAAGTTTGATGTGGATATGATGACGGATGATTCGATCGTCCTCGCATTCGATAAGAAGAAGGCTGACGCACGGAAGACGTGGCTTCTCGAGAACACAGCCAAGGAATCTGATCAACTCGAGGTTCCTTATGGAAGTGTGAAACAATTAACCATTTCCGACTTTGTACACAAGGATCTGGTGAACTTCAGTCTCGCGGATCTGAAACGTTCCATCGCACACATGGCAGACGGTCTCAAACCCTCACAAAGGAAGGTTATGTACTCATGTTTCAAGAAGAATCTCAAGGAGGAAATGAAGGTTGCCCAGTTGGCGGCGTACGTGGCTGAGAAGAGTGCCTACCATCACGGTGAGGTTTCTCTGGCGGATACGATTGTGAAGTTGGCGAACGATTATGTGGGGTCGAACAATATCAACCTCCTAGAGCCATGTGGTCAGTTTGGTACGAGATTGATGGGTGGTAAGGATGCATCCCAGACGAGGTACATCTTCACGAAGTTAACCAAGGATGCTCGAAAGATTTATGACCCAAGGGATGATGCAATTCTCAACTATTTGGATGACGATGGTCACCCTATCGAACCCGATTTCTACATGCCCACCCTACCAATGGTTCTCGTCAATGGGACAGAGGGTATCGGTACAGGGTTCAGTTGCTATGTGCCTCCATTTAACCCCGAGGACATCAAGGCGAACATTAAACGGATTTTGACCGGTGAGGACATCGTACCCATGCGACCATGGTTCAGGGGTTTCAAAGGTGTCGTTCATAAGGAGGAGGACACGTGGATGATGGAAGGTGTATGGAACTGGTCCGGAAGCAACATCGTCGTGACCGAACTCCCACCAGGTCGCTGGACGCAGGACTATAAGGAGTATCTCGATACACTCGTGGAGAAGAAGTTGATTGGGGGGTACACCAATAACTCGACGACAGAGGATGTCCATTTCGAAATCATTGACTACACCGGTAAGGATCTCCTCAAGGATCTCAAATTGAGGAAGACCTTCCGTGTCTCTAACATGCACCTCTTCCACCCCACCAAGGGTATCCACAAGTACACGAGCCCCGAAGAGATTCTCGAAGATTTTGTGGAACTACGCTTAGATCATTATAAGAAGAGGAAGGCACATCTCATCGATGTACTCGAGAAAAGAGCGGTGATGTGTGACCATAAGTCCAAGTTTGTATCCATGGTGATCGAAGGTGAATTGGTGGTGTTCAAGAGGAAGAAGGTTGAACTTGAAGAGGAGATGTCCCCCATATTCCCGAAGATTGATGGGAATTGGGACTACCTCCTCAATACGAAGACGGTCGAGTATACGGAGGAACGCGTCAGGGCGCTCATGGATGAGGCGAAGCAGGCGAAAGAGGACTTGGAGAAGATGATGAAGACGAGTCACGTGACGATGTGGAAAACAGATATTAAAAATATGTAAACAATAGTAAGCATGGGTGAAGCCGCTAAGATTTCCCTAAAGGCTATTGGAAATCAAGATACACATTTGCTTTCCAAAGACCCTAAACATTCTTTATTTAAATATGAAACGAAGAGACATTCCGAATTTAGAAAGTATCATAACGTACACACCGTAACACAAGGTATCGCAGCGACATGGCCATTCGGTGAAACAATCCGAGTTGAATTGAAACCTCAATACATGGGGGATCTCTTAAATAATCTATGGATCCAATTGACATTACCGACATGGGGGTTTGATGATATCATCTTCAACGAAACCCTGCAGAAAATGTTGTTTAGTGGTCAGACTTTAGTACAATTTGGATATGCGACGTTTAGAGAATGGTGGCTCGCAGGTGCCCCAAATTTAGCTGGTATTATACTCCCTGCGTTCCAGTTCCCAGATTTCAAATACTTCTTGTCCTTTGAAAATCAGTTCAATAATTTGATTTTCACGTTTCTTCCCGCGGAATTGTTTACTATCAATACGGATTTTACTGCGACTGTATTGGTTTCATTATTGCGTGTTCTGAGCAGTGATCCAAGCACAACCCCTGGTGTAGCACTTATTAATACATTAGCGATTAATCAGGCAACTACTGCAATTCCAATTGGTATTATTAATGTACTCAAAGGAATTTCGGTAGATATTTCGGATACCTTGGTATTGTCCACCCTTGGTCTCAGTGCACCCATACTCACAGCACTGATACAAGTTCTAAATAGGGATGTGGCTGTGACCCCTGGTCCGGATCTTCTCACTACATTGGGAATTGATGATAGAACTTCGCCGATTCAAATCAGTATCATTAATGTACTCAGGGGGATTAGAGTAAATATTCCGGGTAATGTGGTATTATCCACACTCGGTCTCGCTACACCCGTATTCGATGCACTGCTAGGTATTCTAAATGGGGATGGAAATGACCCCGATCCAGTCACTGCACAGAATCTACTTACAACGTACCCGTCGACTCCATCCTATATTATTGATATAATCAGTGGAGTATCACCGGTAACCAGGGGCACCGCGGTAAGACCCAGAGATGTTGGGGCGGACATCACGGATGCCTTGATATTATCCCAACTCTCCTCAACTGTATTCGCAGTACTCCCAGAAACCATAAAGAGTATTATCTTGAGAGATATACCATTGCCTTCATTTACACTACCTGAGATTGCGTATTGGGCGTGGGATATGCAATTACTCGGTCGTAAACTAATCAAAAATATCAAATTTAAGGTTGATACCCAGATAGTCGAAGAAATAACAGCAGATTGGTGTATCATTCATGATAATATGTACACGACCGAATCACAAAAAATGAGTGCAAATACACTGTATAATCGAAATGTAACTGGGGGTGAAACATCTCAACCTTCTGCCCAAAACGACGCACAGAGTAACGATGTGTTTATTCATATACCGTTCTTCTTTTCACATAATTACGGTGGTGATGCCTATTCAGAAAACAATCAAAATAAAACACCCTTCCCCTTGTGTGCTATCCATAAACAGAAAATTACACTTGAAATTGAGTTTTTCAAACAATCCTTCTTCACTCTCTATAACCAGCGTGCATCAGATAATTTAACGAGTCGAGGTCTCCCGGCAACACCTCCACCTAAAAAAATACAGAACTTTAAAGTCATCACTGAGGAAATCACACTTTCTCCCGAAGAACGTTTATATTTCACCCGACCGAATAATGAGATTACATATGATTTTGTGATTAGACATTCCAGTATCCCACTCGAACCGCAAAAGCGAGAATTCATCGTACAATTGGAACCGAGTATTCCAGTCAAATGTTTCCATTGGTTTTTTAGATATGCGGGATATGAAAATGAGGATGAGTATAGAAGTTTACCCGTAGACGACCCAGCGTATGTAAACGAATGGTACTACTCGACGACCGCCAATCGTTACAACTTTACCCGAGGGCAGATCAAAGACAAATCCGAACCACATCTCTTAAAAAGTGCTTATTTCACACTAAATGGTGAACGCATACCAAACGTATCGAATAACGACAGGGAATATTTTTTCAGTTACGTCCCCTCGCGTGCGAAAATGGCGAGATCGGGGACTGATATATCAAATAACTATCTATTCGAACCACCCGTACCCAATTATTTACTTAATTATGTTTACTCGTACAATTTCGCACTATTCCCTAAAAGTACTTCACCGTCGGGGTTTCTCGACTTTTCAGCCCTACAATCAGAAAAGACTAATTTACACTTAGAACTGGTAAACAATATCGATCTCAAATACGGTAACGGGAAGAGTATCCAGAACCCGGAATATAAATTTCATATGTACTACACGGGTTACAAAACACTCGTATTCAACAATGGGTCTTTATTACAAACTTAAAAATAAAAACTATAGTTAAGTAGAGATGGCAGGAAAACTGACATTAGGTACTATTGGGATACAGGATATGTATGTGATAGGGAACCCAACCTATTCTCATTTCTCGACTATTTTTAAGAGACACACGAAATTCGCATTCGATGTGAGAGAGCACCCATTACTCAATGCAGAATTCGATCAGGATACGATGTGTATCATACCAATAGATATGGGTGATCTTCTCACGAACCTGACACTTCGATATAAATTTTTCTTCAAGGCGTCTGTATCAAATACATACCCATTGGGTGGTGTCACACCCACGACAGAAAACCCAACTGGTAATTACGATGACCCATTCACACCTACTGTCGGTATCCACGCCATCGAGTATGCCGATCTCTTTATAGGAGGTACGCATATCGAACGGCTCACGGGTGACTGGATTTACCTTTACCATAAATATCATGCAACTGATTATAATTTTAGAGATACTATCGTACCTCTAGCAACTGGAAAAGAGGATCCATATGGTTCAAATAACGATAACGTGTGGACCTTACGACAGATGTACATCGATTTACCGTTTTATTTCTATAATAATCTACCAGCTTCAATCTTGTTATGTAAACTCACGAAACAGGGTTGTTACATCAGAATCAAGTTCAAGAAATTGGATAAAATTGTTCGACCATATTTGAATCCATTCGTGACAGAAGCGAGAATAGAAACAGCATCCCTATTGGCGACGTACGCGTACCTTGATCGGGACGAATTGAATTATTTAAAAAGTACCCCGATAAACCAATTGATCACACAGATACAATTGAAAAGGCATGATATACCAAGGACAAAGGATGAAGATGAGATCACTTTACGTTTTCATCATCCGGTCAAAACAATTTATTTTATCGCAACGAAGAAATCAAGACGGTTTGCGTATCATGGTAATGAAACATTGATACAGTACATGCTCAATACAAAAATTAAAGAAATGGAAATGATCCTGAACAACACATCCCTATTCAAGGAACCTTATTCGAAAATGGTTCCCGAGAATTCCCTTACAAATTCGATTTCTGGTGTAAATGTGGATGTTTCGTTCGATGGTTTAACTATAGTCGACGGGAATGTCGTGTATAGTAACGTAAATGGTTCGCCGTCATATGTTCGTTATCAACTAGAAACACGTGACCAGATCGCGAGTTACTCCTTCGCCCTCTACCCCCTAGATAACATCCCATCCGGACACTTGAATTTCAGTCGTATAATCGACCAAAGATGTAGAATCAAACTGGACTATTCAGACCCATTCTCAGCAGAAGAAGGTGTATCATCGGATCCAGAAAATAACGTTACAGAAGTTCAAATTTACGCGAAGAGTTACAATATACTCCATTACGCGAGTGGATTATCCGGCTTAAAATATTAATGACACATATTATATATGGCGGGTCGAGTCCTGATCGCGGCGACAGGTGAATTAGATCGCTCTTTAAGCGCCAACCCGTCATTCTCGTTTTTTACTAAAAAATATAGTAAGCACACAAACTACGCCACAGAAAATTATAAGATAACCTTCCCAGAAAAGGTGTTCACAGATGATTTTTTGGATGTACCCATTCCTCAGAAGTATGGTGATATCTTACGTGGGGTTGTACTATCCTTCGTCGCCGACCCCACCGATGTCGCAAGATTGGGATCGAATCTTTATCCTGTTGATGTATTTGGAATCTCTGTGATCGACTATGTCGAGTTATACGTCGGTGAACACAAGATCGATACGGTCACCGGTGATGATATATTCATAGACCGTGAATTGAACGTATCTGAATCGTATAGATCGAGTGTCAATGTATTACACGGAAACCCGTTTCAGGGAAGTGGGGAATCCGAGTTCGTACAAGAATTTTTGGATGGACAGTATAACACACGAGGGATCAACCCATTCAATACAGAAGAATACAGGATTCATATTCCTTTTTATTTTCACCGACGTCCGGGAAGTGGATTTCCTTTATGTTCCATATACAATCAGGAAATGTCCCTCCGCATCAAATTGCGACCCGCTATCGACGTTCTATTCGCGACACAGAACAAATTGGGTGATGCTACACTATGGGACCCCGAAGCAAACAACCGGATATTACAACAACTCGAATTGAATAATTTCACAGTCAATTTAGACCTCGTTCATTTAGATAAACAAGAGCGGTGTATGTTACAACGTAAACCTCTTAATATTTTATTCGAACAACGTCAGAGGAATGTTTTTCTGATTAATGAGCGATCTAAAACAGGTACATTTCAGTTGAATTTCGCCAATTGTGTTAAAGAACTCTTTTTCGTTGCTAAAAAATACGGTCACTGGACACAAGACCAAATAGCAATTTTGAATCGGATACACGCTCTCGATAGTTTGACATCCTCTCAAGTTAGTATTATCAATGATCTTCGACAATCTCTTTACCGTATTTCAATTTGGGAAGAAATTATACGCATCGCTATGAGTAGACTGACCGGTGTGACGGATTTAGGAGTACGAAAAAACGTCGTGGATGTGTTACGTCAAACTGTTGTATGGGGTCCCACACAACTCACCCTTTTAACAGGTGTGGAGGATAATACAACCGATATACCAGCCGCAACAACCACGCTCATTCAGTATCTTTATACCATACCCAATCTAATTGTAAATACACAAACTACTGTGGATACAGAACTAGGTAGGCTTCCAACTATAACTGATCGGTTTGAGCGCAGTAACATTATAGCTTCTCTCCTCGCCCTTCAAAATGTATGGGGGGTGGATCAAATTACAATTTTAAATAGCTTGATAGACCCCAATGTGCAAAATGAGTCTTTACTCATATTTCAACTCCGCACATTCGTGGCACAGTTAAGTTATTTTTTAGTTGGTCTGTCATCGCTTGTCCCCGGTTCACCAGAACAGCTCAACGTTGTCAACGGGCTCGCAGGATATCTTAATGATCTCACAGTCCAATCGGATATCTTAAAATTAGGGATGGTCGCGGTACTGAATACATTAACTGGTCAGACAGACGCTCAACGTAGTGCGATCGTAGATGGACTGATCCGAATTGGGGCAGAGGCAACTATTTGGGGTAGTCCTCAACTCGTTCTTTTAGAATCGTTACGAAACGCCTTTAATGATGCAAATATACCCACTCTTGTGAGCTATCTTAATGGTCTCTCCGGTGATATCGATCAAAGGGTAAGGATTAAGGGGATAATCTTTGTTTTGGGAGAGTTTCCGGGTACCCTTGCGGCGGCACGACTGGAACGCGTCACAGCGTTACGTCAGTTTCGTGTATGGCGAGATGATCCCATAAAACTCGTGAATAGTTTAACTTCTCTCACACCCGGAGCTTCTGGTCGTGCAGACGTCATAAATAGTCTAATTGAGTATTCGAATGTACTGATTGACGAGGTACCGACACTTCAATTCACCCTCAATAATTTGAAAAATGGTGTGAACGGAATACTTGATACTATAGCTACTCTCACCACAACGGCTGAACGTGACCCCCTCATAGTTGAACTTGTCGCGTTAGGTGTTTGGAGCAGTGATCAACTCGCCACGTTAGACGCGTTACGTATTCCATCAGCGAATGACACTACTTACATAACCCAACTAAAAGCGACATCTACACAAGTGCCCATCACTCAGTCTATTCAAAATGATATTATACAGAAATTGTTAACGAGAAGTTATTGGGGTAATCAAATATTCACTTTAAATAATTTACGCCTAGTTGTACCCGGATTCATAGGGCAAACTGCTCTTGTCGCCGCACTGAATACGTACATCGCTGGTCTCCCGAGTAGTTTGAATATCGTGACTTCCCTAAATGCGGTAGTGGCTGCGACTACACAGGCAGCTCGTGACCCGCTCATAGATAGTCTCATCGCACTGGGTGTTTGGAGTTCGGCTCAGGTAGTTACATTAAATGCGCTACGTGTCCCAGGTTTCAATGATACATCCACGTTAATTCCGGAGGTGAACACGAGAATTGATATTTTAAAAATTGGTTTCAGTGCAACACTCGATAGTATACTCGCCATCGCTACAAAGACAGAACGCGATCCGATTATAGATAGTCTCATCGCATTGGGTACAGGTATATGGGGGTCGACCGAACTCGCTAACCTAGACCTGTTACGTACCCCTTCAGGGAGTGATGGGACATATGTAACCTCATTAAAGGCGTTTATTGGTGCTGTATCCACACCCAAGTCGATCATGTTAGATAATGGTGTAGCAACCTCAGTCAGAGGGTTTAATTTCTCTAACACGTATTTAACTAGTAATGTTATCACCCCACTTACAGACCCTTTACCACCGATACAAGAAAACCGAAATGAATTTGTGTCGAATCTCGTTGCAGAAACGGGTCTTTGGGGATCAAGTCAGCTCACTCTATTGGAAGAGTTGCGCTCGGATACACCAACAGGTTACATTGACCGACTCACGGAGTACGTAAAAGGTGTATTATCAACCCTGGCGGTAGGATATGTTGATAAAACTGTAGGTGAACTAAATACTATCAACACCACACTTAGTACGAACCCTTTACCGTCTATCATAATAAACCGTAATGATTTTGTATCTAATCTCGAAGCGGAAACAGGTGTTTGGGGATCTGAACAAAATACCCTCTTAACCAGTTTGCGTACATCCACGGCACCAACGAATCTCGTAGAACAACTCGTAGAGTACATAAACGGGACATTGTCCACCATACCGACACCCACTACTAAAACTGATGTTGAACTACAAGCTATCATCACCACACTCGAGACGGATCCATTACCAGACGTGGGACCTGACCGCACCACATTTATAGATGGTCTGGTTGCAATAACGGGTGTTTGGGGATCCGACCAACTCACTCTCTTAAACGATTTGCGTACGACTACACCAGTAAATCACATTAACCGACTCATTCAGTACGTGTACGGGATATTATACACCTTATCGGTAGGGTATGTTGCTAAAACTGATGTTGAGCTACTGGCTATCATCACCACACTCGAGACGGACCCCCTACCACCCATAGTGGTAAACCGTAATGAATTTGTATCTAATCTCGAAGCGATAACAGGTCTATGGGAAGCTGATCAACTCACTCTCTTAAACGACTTGCGTACGACTACACCAACGGGTCACATTGACCGACTCAAAGAGTACGTGAACGGTGTATTATCAACCCTAGCAGCGGGGTATGTTGATAGAACTACTGTTGCGTTACAAGGTATCATCGCTCTACTTGGGGGCACAATACCTTCCATATTCATAAACCGCAACGATTTTGTATCTAATCTCGAAGCCATCCAAAATTTATGGGATGCTAATCGGGTCACTCTATTGAACAACTTACGTACAACCGATACATCAGCGAGTCTCGCCACATATGTGACTACGTTACGGGACACTATAATTGCTTTAAATAGTGATTCCCCGGATACTACGAATCGGGGTGTACTTGTAAATACACTCCTCGGATTTCTAATGTGGGGAGCCACACAGAGGACTCTCCTAGATGTTGAATTTCGTGTGGTAGGGTCTCAAGATCACGCCGCTATTATTAATGGTCTCGTGACGTATCTGGGTGGTTTGAGAACCTTAGCTCTCACGTATCATAATCCTTCAACTGGATTAGGGTTATTAAGAACCTTATTAAATACCCTCGATGGAGCCTTACATACTACTATTGTGGGTCTTTTACAACAAGCCGCAGATACCGTGTGGGATGGATACTTCTTTCGTTTACTCGAAGAACTGAAAAATGAATCTATCGTAGTGGGGACAGAGACTACTCATATCAGTCAATTACAGGAGTATGTAAACATTACATTTTTTACGGCGAGTCTAAGTAGAAATATCGTCTATCTACTGACACAACCCACTGTGAAATACCCACCTTCCGTTTTCAATAAATGGGCGAGGGGTAAAAAACACGTCCCTTTGATGTACTCAAAACAGAATAAAACAACACTCGAATGTGATGGTGAAACAATCATAAACGAGACAACCGGAAACAATCTTTTCTTATCAACATCTTTATCGAATATACATCACAAACGCTCACCCGTCTTTCGTAACATTAACATGTATAGTTTTGCGTTACACCCAGGTGAATTGGAACCATCGGGTCATATGAATTTCAGTGGGGTCAAGGATGCACGCGTCACCATGGACCTCGAATATGATGGGAGCCAAGGAACGTTCGACTTTAATGACAATTTCATCCAAGTACTCGGTATTCCCCAGATAGATTTCCCTAAGCAGGTTATAATCATAGCAAAAAGTTACAATATGATGATAATCAGGAATGGTAAAGCTAAGGTACTTTTTAGGTAGATTGCTTGTTAAACAGGGTCAATTTATTGTTTGATATGTAATCAATGATGTTGTTCTTGATACACCATTTGATGAAATTCAACTGCGCGAGAGTTGTCTGAATTTCATGAGATGTCCCCGGAACGGTATATGTAAACTTTTGAGATCGACAAAACGGGTCGAAAAGCTTTTTACTATACCCATCAAGGCTTGACTTGTACGCGTAATGGACGGTAAATATTTTACCATCATTCGTCTTATAGGATGTGTGATTCTTTTTTGCATAATTGGTGATGAACCATTCGAGATTTCGTAAAGAAATACCACTTGTCTTATCTAGTATATTCAGTAGTTTGGATCGATTGTTTTCTTCGTCGTAGAATGTGTTAATTGATGATAGCAGAATATCGGATTTACTCATTATTGAAAATAGTACTCAAATCTATAAGTTGTTTCGATTTATTACATTCCACACATTCTGGGGAAAATAAAACTTCAGGTCCATGTGTGTGACCATTACGACTCTCATGCATTCTCTGTCGAATACGATTTCCCACATTTTTATGCTTTCCGCAATAGCCTTCATGTATACCCTTAAACGCACACCTCGAACCATCGGGCTTTGTTCCTTTACACATCATATTCGTGGATAGGACAGGAACATCCCTCAGTAACAAGTCAAGAGAAATTGCATACTTTTTTGAAATTACAACGGCGTATTCAGTCATCAATATATCGATGCGATGTTTAAGTTCTTCATCGAATAGTTCAATAATTCGATCACTGTAACTCATTACTTACTATTTCCTAGCTCGTATTTTTTAAATAGGTCTTCAACGCTTTCTTCTTTTTGCATCCTCACCTGTTTAATACGTTCCCTGAGATCAACTACTTTACCCTCACAATCGAGACCATGTTTTTTACATTCCTCTATAAGGTCTGCTCGTTTCATGGTGCTCAAGGCGGGTTCCCGTTTCTTTGGTGGTGGTTTACATTGATTGATGAGTTCACCGAATATCTCCTGCTTTACATTTTCGTAAAGTGGATCAAGTAAATCGCACACAGGGTTAAGAAACTTATTAATGAAATAATACTGATAATCAATGGGAATGTTATGCTCCTCCACATACTTGGGATCTTCCGATTTTTCAAATGCTTTAGCCTTTGGGTCCCCAGTCTTCACGAGGAGATACGGAACACGGTCACCTGATTGTGGCTCGGATCCAGGTTTACGCATTCTCATCTTATTCACAACCTGAACATGTGCCTGATTGATATTCTCGGATTGAGGACTCGTGATAGACACGGGATTTCCACCAACCTTGTAACTATCGGATAAACTCTGACTCAATATAAGTTTCTCATTTGGGACATCACCGGAGAGAAGCTCAATCGCTCGTTCTTTCGCGAGTTCTTTGGGTGGACCAGTATCACTCGAAGTGAGGACAACGTCGAGAAGTTCCTTACACACTTCTCGCATATGGGGTGTATTGTCTCTACGAACGAGTTGGAGACCCTTCACATCCACATAATCCATGTTCATGTTCCCATCTTTACCCTTTGTCCAAAGTTTAGCGGCGTACCGTTTCTTTGAATATAGAAAGTATGGGCAATAGACCTTCTCAAGTTCCAGGTTATTAGGTTTTTTGAAGAGGGCGCTACACTCCTCTGCCGCCCTTTCACCAATCTCCCAGCTGTATTCAATCGCCTCTATACCCTTACGATCCCCGACATCAAACTCAACCATGACTGAATCTGTATCACCGTATCTCACTTTCGCTCCCGGAAAGTTAGCCTCGACGTAAGTTTTTGTTTCTTCGATCATCGCGCGCCCACGGAATGTCGTCGCTGAAGCTATCGGTACACATGGGAGAATACCCTTCCCAGCACCAGTGAAGCCATACACAGAGTTCATCGAGATCTTATACGCCAACTGTTTACCGTTATACACCTCCTTCATGTATCCAGTTGCAGAAGCCATATCCTTTTTCGCCTTTTTACGAAACTGTTTGAGTTCAAGTAAAATACTCGGTAAAAGACTAGGAACATCCTGCGCGAATTTATACGTCTTATCCTTAATTTGAAAGGTTTCATAGGTCACACCGGGAATATTTCCATAATCTTTTTCATTCATGACGTATGATGAGTAACACAGATTATGCGCCATCATGATCGATGGGTACAGGGCTTCAAAATCCAAGGCGGTGATTGGGGTGTAGTACGCCCCTTTTTGTGCTTCGAGTACCGTAGCACCCTCATACTGTTCTTCGGGTAATTGTCCATACCTAATCGTCGGAATCATGAAACCCATTTCCCTCGCCTTTTTCGACAACTGACTAAAGACCTTGATCTGCTGACCTCTCTCAACGAGGAAACACATCGGAACCCAAGTCGCTTTAGCCATCTCGAGGAGGTTGAGAAGAATGCACATCTTCTTCATGAGTTTATGTGGTAATAGGGTATCTTTCACACAGTACTCAGCCACCTCCCTTAACTTGATGGGATCACCTTCAGCGTATCGAGCGAACATCTCCTTTGGAGACATGTCGATTTTCTGGTCACCGAGGTATAATTTTGATACGTTGTTGAGACTGTATGAATCCAATTTATACCCTTTCTTCACTTCGTGGAACATATCGAAAATGAAACGCCCCGACATTGGGAGTAATTTCAATACGTTATCACCCAATGCACTCGAGCTCAACTTTTTAACAGTGATTTCACACTCTTGACTCTTCAACTTCCCCATCTTAAAAAACTCTGGATTACATCCAACGATAAAAGCTCTCGTGTAAATATAATCAAGATCAAAACCAAAAATGTTCCATCCGGTCATGATATCAATATCCTTCTGATGTATGTACTGTTGAAATGCCTCAAGCATTTCCCGTTCTGTATCGAAACTCACGATTGTACACCCATCGAGGTTTGAATCAGTTTTCTTGTAACAAAAGCAGGTCTTATCGTACGGTTCATCATTACCGAATGCACAGAGAGATACCGCTATTTGAAAACATGCATCCTCTTTCACATTTGGATTGGGGAATTTACCAGTAGAACTGTTACATTCGATATCGAAAGACGCTACTACAAATGGAGCGATATCATCCCGGGGTACAGGTTTCAGTGTAGTCCAGTCGTTACAGAAAAGATCTATATCCACTCTCGCAAGGTGTGAACGTACACAGTTATCACCCGTCTTCAGCCACCCGGTTGACTGGATACCAGTTCGATGCATTAGTCTGAGAACTGGGTCGATATTCGATTCAAAAACTTTCATTCGCTGTGTACCGGAAGTTATCTGAATCGGATTTTTCAGGAAATAGTCCACGCGACGTCGACTCCCGAGGTTTTTAAAGTCTAGTTTCATGTACATGAATTCCTTATTATTTTGAAACCCCCATACATCTTTGGCTTTCATGACCGAAAAAGAAACCAAGCAATTTGGACACTTCTTGTCTATGAAGTTGTAAATTTCTTGTACAGTCTGTTGAGTGACGCGCTCAGAGAGCTTGATAAAGAAGTATGGTGTAAACACTGTGGTCACACATACAGATTTCCCATCCTCAGTCTTCCCAAAAATACTGATTAAGTGTTCATCATCTGTATCTACCGCTTCCCATGTGAGTGCCTGAAACTCAACACCCATCCCCGTTGTGTATACAATGAGCGAAAATTTTAATATCGTTTACTAATAAATGTCAGCTGCTTTAATTGACCTCGTTTCTGTGGGTGCTCAGGATGTGTACATCACTGGTCAGCCCGAGATAACCTTTTTCCGTCAAAACTACAAGCGGTACACCAATTTCGCCATCAAGCCTGAACGTCTTGATTACATCGGTACCTTCGGTAGCGGTAATGAGGTCACTATACCCATCAAGTCTAAGGGTGATCTCCTGAGTTATATTTGGATCGAAGCGGAAAACATCGGTGCTACCGGTAGTTCCAACCTCGGTTTTTTCGATAAGGATGAAACGACCACCACTGAGTTCCAACTCTGGATCGGTGGTCAGAAGGTTTCTCAAATCGACGCCTTGTACATTCAGGGTGTTCACAATCTTCTGTACAAGGATAACCAAGCTAAGGCGTCTTGCGCCGTAACCCTTGATGAAGTTCCCCAAAATGCTCTCGGTTCTTCCACGCATGCGAACCACTACGTCCTTCCATTCTTTTTCAGTGATGACTGGACCAAGTCCCTCCCTCTCGTGGGTCTCCAGTACCATGACGTCGAAATTCGCGTGAAGTGCCGTGGAGGTACGTTCGCGCCCAGCAACGTGAAGGTATTTGGTACCTATGTGTATCTCGATACTGATGAACGTAAGTTCTTCGTCGACAACGAACACGAGATTCTCTTCACCCAAACCCAATACCAGCCAATGTCCGCGGCTGATACCGAAGTTGATCTTACGTATTTCAACCACCCCGTCAAGGCTCTTCACATCGTTTCCTCCGAAGCCGATACCAATAAGTGGTCCACCAACTGGACGTTCGATACATCCACTTTATACATCAACGGTACACCACTCTTCGAGAACATGTCCTCCGCATTCCACCACAACGTCGTCCCAGAGATGCATTGCTCGGTTCTCCCCCATGATTCCCTGAGCACAGTCTCTACATTCACATGGCCTTTCTGCCTCACCATGAACAAGTCTCAACCCACTGGAACACTCAACTTTTCTCGCATCGATAACGCGAAGCTCGCTCTCAATGGTAACAGTGTACGCAACGGTAACTTAGTCAGGGCGTATGCGGTCAACTATAACATTCTTCGTATCAAGAATGGTATGGGTGGTGTCGCTTTCGGTAATTAAGCCCAGTTTTCAATTAGTGTTTTTGTCTTTTCATACATTTTCTTCCCATAGAAGGTTTTATCCTTCTCTTGACCCCAAATTGTGAGTCGGTCTTCAAGAAACCCCTTGAACTTATCCGAGTCACAGTTAGACTTGTATCGAACTTTTTCAGCCTTAAGTGCTTCCTCCATAGCAGCTAAACGACAATCCATTGAACGCTTAGCAAACTCATCAGGAGTGATACGACTGGACACATCAACTGTTTTCTTGTTCATATACAGTATGGACGACTCTACACTTTATACCATTTTGTATTATTGTCGTTCATGTCGAAGAACATACGACGGTCATGCTCAGTGCTGCTTTGAGATGGATCACACCAAAGTTAAAATCCCAGTAAACACTAAATGATTCCCCTTATCATAGCGGGTGGTCTCAGCGCTGCTCTCACATACACCTATATGGGTCAGAACCTCATTTCCGCATCCGAAGCTAAGCGCCTCATCAAGAAGGGGAAGATAAAGAAGGTCATCGATGTTCGCACCATCACAGAATATCGTCTAGGACACTACCCCAGAGCGCTTCACATCCCCGTCAACAAGATTAACAAAAAAACGACTACGGAACTTCCCAAGAAGGGCTTACTCGTCTACTGCAACACTGGGCAACGAGCCAGATTTGCGGCAGAGAAATTGGAGGAACTTGGGTTCGAAGATGTCTACTATATCGCTGGATTGTACACAAGCTTACTTTAACTTTACCCCCAGTACCCTCCTCAATTTTTGGAGGACACCAGGGTCTGGAATGGCTCGACCCGACTCATATGAACCTATGATACTCGCATTCACCCCAACTGCGATTGCTAAATCTTTTTGTGTTTTGAAACCTTTAGCAATACGCCCCTGTTGAATCATCTTCGCCATGGAGAGTGGTACCTTCTTATGGGTACCCAATTCCTCATCCTCCAACTTTTGCTCCTTTGTACGTTCATAGTGCTTGGGTGGGGGTCGCTGGTTAACAGGGGCAGCCTTTCCATGAATAATGACCGGCTTCCAATCCTGATGACTCATATGTCTAGATAGTACGTTTTGTTTTTAAGATTCTTTCCAAACGTTCATTTTCCTTCCGCATAAATATCGTCAGTTGAACAACTTCACCTGTGAGTGTTACCCTCCCGTGTTGTTTTAGGGAAGAAACATTTTCAACTCTTACTAGTTCCACCCAAGACATTTTAGACTCCGGTGTCTTACTATGATGTATCGCTAATACAGCAGCATCCTTCTTCACATCCTTAGGAAGTTCCTCTCCCTCGTAACATACAACCACGTGTGCACCTGGATACCCACTCGCATGTATCCACCAGTGCCTGGGGTCGCTCGTATTCGTGAGTTGGTCATTCTCTTTTGCAGTCTGTCCCACTCGAACAGGTATATTACCTGATGCAGTGTATTCTAACATGATTAGTATTACATTTTCTTTTTTATGTTAGCAGTTGTCGATACATCAAATGTAATATCTTCTAGTTTTGATTCAGGTATTTTATACTGCTCGAACACCAAACTGATACGTTTACTTTTTGGATTTTTACAATATATGGGTTCTACACAATGTAGCGCATCCCCACGAAATACAATTTTTCTTCCCAATTTTGGTTTATATCGTCTTATTTTAGATGAATCGATACTACCATATTTAGATAAACGTAAATGACCACCTTCATATGTATCAGGTAATTCGATATAGATGACAGTCACTGCTACTGGTAAATAATTACGACCCTCATTAGTTTTAGTTTGATCTTCCAACGACATGTCATAATGAAAATCCACAGATCGCTCTAATGTATCACTCGAAGGTTCTATCACTACGGGGTTGAATATATACGCGTTCGTACCAGGTATTTGAACCTGTTTAAACACTTCGTATATAGGTTTGAAGGTATCAGCAAATTTTTGTTCGTGTCGAGATGAGAACGTTACTACGAACCCTTTCGTTTTTTCAAATCCGTTTAATGTAGATTTACCGAAATATTCATGATTCAATACATAGTTTGACAATTCTTTACAACGATCGGATGTATAAAAGTCATCATGTATCTGAACAAATGGATATTCTGGATCATGACATCGTTCCATTTGTGCGTAAACAGAAATGTCAAACACATATTCTTCTATTACCCAGTGTAATAAAAGTAAAAGTATGAACAGAAGTAATGCATCCATGTGTTATAAACACAAATTTAATATTATGATAAAACATAAATGCACGTCGTATTGAGACCCAGTCCATCAGTCAGTCATAAGTATAGAGTGATTCTCCCAACCAAGAGAGCCATAGATTTTGGTAAAAAGGGTGTCGAGCATTATCCCGATCATGGGAACGCTCGTCTCATGCGTGCACATCTTATTAGGAAGGGGGCGATCATTCCTAAGGAGTTGCGGATAGAGACGAATCCATACGAGATACACAGGGGTATGCTTGGTATCGATAAAAGTGAAGAAGAGGATTGGGAAGATTATTTCAGAGCGGAATACTGGGAACGTTGGATACTGTGGTCATACCCAGATGTCAACAAAGCTAAACTCTATATGACCATGACGAAAGGTGTCCTCTTCATGCCACACCCCGAAGACTTTTGGTTTTCTAATTGCCGGTAGATCCAAATCCACCAGAACCCCTCTCGGTATCTTCTACAATACTAATCTCTTCGATAGGTGGTGTCTCACACCTCTCGAGGACAAGTTGCGCGATACGATCACCCTTCTTAATTTCAAAGTCAGACTCTCCATGATTGAATAGAACAACCTTAATTTCACCCGTATAATCTGGATCAATAACACCCGCACCGACATTGATACAATGCTTCACAGCTAGCCCAGACCGGGGGGCGACGCGACCATATACACCCTGGGGAAGAACAACGGTAATACCAGTACCTACAAGCGCTCTTCCAGCCTGGCACGGTACAACGGTATCTTCGGCGCTATATAAATCATATCCCACAGCACCATCAGAACCACGAGTAGGCACAATAGCATCATAAGTCAGTTTCTTTACCCCGAGGGACATCTATTTGTATTAGTTCTCAATTCCTTAAGTCTTACTTGGCGTACTTCTTTTTTTCATCATCGGTGAGTGCGCGCCACATTTCACCAAGCTTAGAGCCAATCTCAGTAAAGGATAGGTCAGGGAAATCCTTGACTACCTTGGGACGCATCTTCTTGACGAAGTTCATGTAGGCGTTGGGTTTGCGCTTAGGCTTGGTCTTGTCAGTCATTATACTGTTACTTAGATTTTATTCTTTAACGCTGGATTTCGTTTTGTATATGTAAGAGCACAAATCCCACAACTGAAAATGTTTATGAAAATCTGAAGCGGATACACCGACATTTTCACGAGTAATGAATGATCCGAGTACATATGAAAAATAAACAAAGTGAAAAATGTTTCATAAAATACCCGAATCAATAAATTTGAAATGTGATACAAGATATTGACCACTTCATGAATAGGTGTCGAACGAGGAAGAAGTCGTCGAAGTGTCAACAGACTCGTGTCTATTTCAACAAGACCACCTAAACTTATGATGAATGCTTCTTCCGGGTATATAAGTGCTCTCGTCAAAGCCAATAGACACACAACGTGATGACAAACAATTAGGTCCCTGTATGAATGTGGGTTAAGAAAATTCCATACAAGATCAAGTGCCATGTACGTAAAGAGTGCATGCGTTAAAAACAATGGGTACACGACGTATCCATAGAATACTTCCGCTACACACATTACTGAAAAGGGTGCTAAAAATGTGAGTGAAGCTACATCATGTACACAAGTGAGTTTCATTTTGTGAATACATGAGGTAGTGTTTTTAAGTTGCTGAGAGCGGGGTTCGAACCCGCGCGTGCATAGCACAAACGATCTTAAGTCGTCCTCCTTAGACCACTCGGACATCTCAGCATCATAGAGCCTCCCACGCTACTCTGTCGTGTTGTCAAATCTTTAAGCATTTCGGTGGTGGTTCGAAAGCCGTCTGTTCCTTCAGTTCCTTACGCTGCTTCATCTTCTTGATATCAGCACCCTGGCAATCATGTTTCGTCAAGTTGATACAACTCGGACAAAAACTGCCTTCACAATAGTTACAATCGATGGGGACACCACACTTCTTCCTACAACGTTGACACGGCATTCTTACTGTTAACTCGGATAAAGATTTTAAGTGACTTTCATGTAGAATGTCTCTCACTTACGCGTTCGCTAAACCAATCGCACCCACTGAGTACTCTCGCCTCAAGACAACCCTCAAGAGGTCTACGGTTGGGTACGGTACAGCTTTGAGTGCGTCCTACTTCATCACCCGAGGTGCCGACCAAGGTGTATCTGCTATGTTAGGTGCTACTGCGTCGTACGCGTATGTGACCCTTCTATCTGATAGGGTAGACAAGTTTGAAAATTCGGCAATTCAGAAGGAGTTCTTGGCACCACTGTGTACCGCTGCTTTTGAAGTGTCGTGGAATAACGCACCTTTCGCGTTTGACTTTGATTATGGAGCTACTTTCGTGGGATTTCTCGCTTATAAGTTTGCCCTCACCACAGTCCTATACGAGACCGTGAAGGAGATGATGATTGGAGACAGTGAAGCCTTCTACGACACCGAGGAGAAGGTCTATAACGACCTTAGCGAAGACGACGAAGTTCCCGAGCAATACGCATCACTGCACGAGGAGACGCTTGGTTGATCATCCTCTGGCCAGCCGCATTCATATAAGAAACACGTTTATCTATCATATTTTTAACGTTAGCCCTGGCGCGCGCAACAGCGGCTGGGTTGGGGGTGCGTGGTTTGGGTTTGGGCTTGGGCGAGGGCGACTTTTCATTAAGTTCCCGGAGTTTCTTAATGTTAGCGTTTGTGGTCACCATATTCTTCATAAAACTGGTCACAATCTTTTTATCAATTGCAGCCTTTCGGGAGGGGGTCACCTTCTTCGCAGCAGCACGCTTCTTAGCCGCCTCGGGGTACAGCTTGGCGAGAGGGATGTTGTTCTTCGCCTTCGCCTTGATGGAGCCACAGAGCTGCTTGACAGTCTTCTTCTCAGTGTTGATACCATACTTCTTGGCAACCTTCACCACCTCATCCTTCTTGTAGAGACGGCACTTCTTACGACCAATCTTAAGATCACCAGCCTTGTCTACAGAAATGTTCATTGTTTAGTATTAGTCGAGAAAATTATTGGTTTTTATTAAAGGGGTGATGGGTGTCCTACTCTTCTATGTATATCTACTCTCACGTCTCACGAGAAAACCCAAATGTAAAAAAGTCAAAGCCAAAGCTCAATGGATTTAATTCATCTCACCAGTCTGGAGGAACTTGTCGATCCTTATCGCAATAGACTTTCCAATACCCTTCACCTTCTTGGGACCCTTCGCCAATTCCTCGCCACTCGTCACCTCAAATTCGAGGTCGCGGATAATCTCAGAAGCGTTCCTGTACGCACGAATCTTGAAGGGGTCTTCAAGATCATCGGCATAATCGTCAAGAGCCCGTGCGACTTCCTCGTTGGTCGAACCAATCTTATCGAGCTTCTTCACCTTACCAGTCTCGAGGAACTCGTCGATGATCTTAGCCGCACTCTTACCAATACCATTCACCTTCTTGGAACCCTTGGAAAGTTCCTGACCACTCGTCACCTTGTATGGGAGAGCGTGGATCGCATCTCCAATCGTGCGATAGGCATTCCTTTTGTGAGGGTCTTCCTCGAAGGATGCGAGCTTGTCGAAAATGTCCACGAGTTCGTGATTGTATGAGACGAAAAACTCAGAGTCGGACTCGTCGTCGGACTCGTCGTCGGTCTCGTCGTCGGACTCGTCGTCGGTCTCGTCGTCGGACTCTTCAAGAATCTGACCCTCATTCGAAGCAACGGATTCAGAGTCATCAAAGTATTCATCGAGAAACTGGTCAACCTTGGAGGCAATACCCTTCCCAATACCCTTAATCTTGAGGAGAGAGTCACCATTCTGCACCTCAAAGTCGAGAGTGGCGATGGTGTCCGCAGCCGCGTTGTAAGCCGCAGCCTTGTAAAAGTCAGATGTCAGGTCACCAAGTTCCTTCAGGTGCTCGGCAATCTCCTTGTTTAGGGTGTGCGTCTTGGTTCGAGCAGTCGTCTCGTAGAGGGAAGGTTCATTGAGTACGGCTCCAACCCTTTGAATCTCTTCATCAAGAAGCTTCGAATTGAGTTTCTCGAGAGTGGCGACCCGCTCTTCTTCAGACTTTCGGTAGAGTTCCTTGAGCTGTTCATTGCGCTTCTCGAGCTCCTGGATGTATTCGAAGATGGTAGTAGAGTTCATGTTTGTTGTTGGTTGTGTGAATAAGACGTGGCTCTTCTTTACTTAGGTGTTTAAAGATGAAAAGCTTCTTTATATAAATGTTCACAATAAGACCTGTTCTATCAAGACCAAGTGTTCGTGTCAAAGCTAAGGATAATAATTTCATCTCAACTTCAGATGCACCCGGTGAGGGAAATAAGCGGTTTCCATCTATGGACCAAGGTCCAGAGGAACCCAAAAAGAAACCCAACCCCATTAAGAAGTTTCTGATGGACGTATTCAAGATCAAGGAGATTGATCATGAAAAGTTCCGTAGGGAAAACAAATGGGCGATTAAGCCACGGTCTCGACCTCGAGAATAAATTTTTTGTCAAACTTACCTAGACGAATCTTTCCCTCTTCTACGAGGCGCTTGATCTTCATACCCAATTCGTAGTTATGATCAACTTTAGGTACATCGGGTTGATCGGGCATGAACGCAGCCAATGTGGCGATCTTCTGGTTCATCGTCATGTCTTTGTTTTGGAAGAGTTGCTTGATATGCGGGGGGAGACTATTGAAGTCCATTACATTCAGAGGATATTTATTCTTTAAACACTTAAGTTAAACACCAATATGTGTATTTTCAAGTAAATATGACCACTACTATCAAAGCCGACCCGGGATACTATGTGCTCTCCCTCGAGGATCTTGACAACGGTCAAGTTGTCCTCTCCAAGCACCCTGTGATCGCTTTCAAGATCATGCCTTATTATGAAGACTGTAAATTTCTCTCGATTCCAATCACAGTCACGGATCTTCCTCGTGTCCAAAAGGCTACACTTTTGACCCCAGACGACATAGTATATGAAGATCAGCACCATGCATGTGATTTGGAGACCCACCTCGAGTGTCTCAAGGAACGCTATGGAGACCGTCTCGAGTTTCATGTGAGCTTAGTCACATCCACCCCGTAACCCAACTCATTCACCACTGGGTCGTTTCGGTAGTCTAGTTTGTAATACACCTTTTTGATTCCACTACTCGCTAGAGCCTTGTAGCAGTTCAGACACGGATAATGTGTCACGTACGCCACACAATCATCAATGGAGGCACCCCTCTTCGCCGCATCCGTGATTGCGTTAATCTCTGCATGAATCGTAGCCTGTTCGTGTCCATCCCGCACGATGGACTTGTGTTCGCACCCTCCTAGAAATCCATTGTAACCCATACTGATGAGGCGGTTGTTCTTCACGAGGACACATCCCACCTTTAACCTCTCACATGGAGACCTGACGGACGCAAGATCTGCGACGTTTATAAAGTATTCATCCCATGTAATGCGATCAGTCATATCTAATACCTAAGTAAATGTACTATTCACCATATTTTTAAGTTTACAAAACATGTCCATAATTAACGCTCAACCCGGATACTTCACCTTCACTCTCAAGGAGATTGACAGTGGTCAGGTGGTTCTAGCCAAGCACCCCGTCATCGCATTTGAAGTTGTTCCGTATCGCGCTTCGGGACGATACGAGACTCGTCCCATCACAGCCGCTGATCACAATGGATACGACCACAAACAGACCCTATTGACTCCTCAAGGTATGGTCTATGAAGATGGTTCACCCCCTTGTAGTCTTCACACGTACATCGAGGTTCTCAGAGAACGACACGGTGAGCGTCTGTATCTTCATGCGAGTATGAGTTCCACCCCATAGCCTAGCTCCCCAAGAACATTCGGACAAGATGGCGGGTGAATCCGAGAAAAATCAACCCATTGTGGGTAAAATCTTCGCACTAAAGTTTGCACCCGAGCCAGTGAAGAAACCTAGTATATGTAGAATGTTTTAAGTCATTTAGAGACTTTCAATGAATGTTTAATTAAGGATGATTCGGACTACACTAGATTCTTTTATTTCGAGTGATGTATGTCAAGAAATTGAACTTTCGACACTTAAAAAGATGACTGATGAAGAAGCTACCCGTCTAGTAGAAGACGAAAAAATTGAATTAATAACCAGCACAAGCTCAAATACAAGTGGTTATTGGAATGTTAGTAAAAGTGGTAACAAGTTCCGTGTTCAGAAAAATCCATTTTTGGGAATAACAAAAAATGTGAACGGGTTTCGGTCTCATATAGCGACTGCGATCTATATATCTCAAAAAGTGGGAGATCCGATGGTGTGTCGTGCGATTTGTGAAAATTTTCCCGATGATTCTGAATCTCATATACTCAGAAACCTACGTATACCGGCTGGTATCACAAATGGATCCAGTTGTAAAAGTGAATGGCGTCTCAAAAGTAGGAGGCTATTAAGTGGTGCCATAGGTCATACAAAAAATCGAAACATTCTTGGACGGGATCATGCCGAAGTTGAATGGAGTTTAGATGAAAGTCGAAAATTTATGGCGGACGAACTTGAAAAATCGGGATTCGGATGTAAGTATAGTGATTTAAAACTCACCCCCAAAAACGTAAGTATTGAACGACTTGATGAAAGTAAAGGTTATAGTTCCGCTAACTGCGTATTGATAGATATACACTTTCAAACTGGTTTCCGTCAATGGTCGCGTGAAAAGGTTCAAAGTGTACATTACTTGCGAAAGAAGGAAGTTGACATGGATTTTGATACGAACTTTTTTGAAAGGTTAGAAAGGATGGTTCAAAGATGTATCTCCTCTACTAATACAAGAAACGAAAAAGGAAGAAATCATTCACCCAGTGAAATCACTGTAGAAAAAATTATACACGAGTATGTAAAGCAACATGGACGTTGTGAACTATTGACGATTCCTTTGATGTCAAAAGGTGAATGGCAGATGTCTGTTGAAAGATTAGATGAAACTAAAGGTTATATCGATGGTAATTGGGTTCTCACAACGTTGGAAACACAAAATGGACATGCACAATGGACAAAAGAATTTGTAGAAAGTCTGTGGGGACCTTCTTCTCATCTCAACTCCCATTTGTCAGTAAGTGAAGAGTATCTGAGACATAAGTATGACTCACATAAAAATCGAAATGGTCATGCAATTTCTATACGAAATCAAGTCCTATGGACTGAAGAAGAATTAAATGTTGTGAAAGAAGTATACAAGAAGTATTGTAACGAACGCTTCTTAAAAAATGGGATATGGAAAGATATTTTACCTAATCGTACTGCAAAGGCTTGCCAAGAAAAATATCGACTGCACCGACTTCGAGCGCGCGACCCTACCTCAAATCAGCATCAGCAGTGTAGTACGTCTTTCCCTTAGTGGCGAAACTATGAACCCTAGCATACCCCCACGCTTGTGGAGAGGCTCCCGGACGATGCCCGGTTCTCCACGCAGCGAGTCCCCTATTGTACACGGTCTTGAGGGTCTTCAAAGGCACGCCAGTAGCCTTAGCAATTTCAGGGAGAGATTTGACTCCTGGGTACATCTTTCTAAACTTTTGCGTGTAGGAAGAAGTCTTTGTTTTCTGTCCCTTGTCCGTCTTGAAATCTTTGTAGTCTCGCTTGAGCATCTT